AAGCCGTTGACCTCGGCGCAACACAGTGACGGGTTGTTTCAGAAGTACGACGAGCGAAACATCGACAAGGTCGGCATGTCGTTTCGGTTGTCGCGCATGCTTCGTGGTGACGTTCGCGACTTCAATCGAGCGACGGCAAATGCCGCACTCGAGTTCGCTGAATCGCAGGTGTTCAACCCCGAGCGTGAGGCCTTCGATTTCACGATTGATCGGTTGATCCTCGCCGAGCTCGGTGTGCGGTTCCATTCGTTCAAGTCGAATGGCGTTCAGGTTCGCGATCCGCGAGAGATTTCGTCGATCATGAAGGATCTCGCAAGCGTCGGCGCCCTCGTTCCGGCCGACATGCGAAGTCTTGCAAGCGAGCTCGTGTTCAACCGTGAGCTTCCGGCGATCAAGGGCGATTGGATTTACCAACCGATCATGCTCACGCAAACGGGTGTGCCCCTCGATGGAACGGTCGACGGCAAGATTCCGCTCGCACCGAAACCCGACTCGCCGGATCCCGCTGCACCAAGCCCCTCTGCGCCGGCGAAGACGACCAAGACGGTCACTGAGAAGGTTCAAGAGCTCGTCGCGCTTCGTGACGGCTTGCTCGATGCTGAACGCGTTCGCGCCGCGGCCGAGTTCTCGGCGGGTCGCACGATTGCCGATGCACCGGATGAACCCGAGGTCATCAAAATGGAGCGCGACGCGCTGAAGGCGCTCTTCGCAATCGAGGAACTTTGACCACCGCGCACGACTTGCATTGCTGCGTTGATTCGGTCGAAGTGGTTCTTGCCACGGCGTATCGGGTCAACGTTGCGAAGGCACTTGATCCAACTCGCAAGGATGACTTCGTGACGATCGTTCGGCGCCTCACCGATGCGATTCGCGTCGTCGCCGAACCCGAACGCGCTCGTGCTTTGCGAACCGCATTGAACGTTCTCGACGTCGATTGGAAAACGATGACGCCCGAAGCGCGAAGCGTTGTCGTTGAAGCCGCTCGTCAAGCAATCGGCGCAAGCACTGAGCGAATCATGCCGGTGATCACCGAGCAGTTCCGCATCGTAGGCGGTCGCACCATGCGCGATGCGCGCGCGGGGGCGGTGCGTCGGTTTGGGCTTCAAATCCAAACCTCGTTGACCCAACGCGATCTCGATGCCGAAGCGCATGTGCGGAACGTCGGTGCGTTCTTCGTGCGTGACGAGTTTGGGGTGAGGCGCGACGAGTTTGCGGTGCAAGCGCGCGACGTTGTCGCCAGAGGGCTCGAGCAAGGGTTGGGGCGTGATGCCATTGCGCGCGAGCTCCAAACGACGCTAGGCGGTTCGCTGGCTCGCACGCGGGCCTATTGGCAAGTCGTCGCGAATCAGTTCGTCAACATGTCGCGCACGTCGTCATTGCTGAACGCATACAGTGACGCGGGGATCGCTCGATACAAGTTCGAAGCCGTGCTCGATGAAGCGACAACCGAGGTGTGCCGGTTCTACCACGATCAAGAGTTCTCGACGGCTGAGGGTCAAGCCGCGATGCAACGCACGATTGCGGCGGCAGCGACCGACCCAGAGAGCGTTTACAACACGAACCCGTGGCTTCGGGTCGGTCGTGATGCCGAAGGCAATCGCGAGATTTACATCAACCGTGGCGAAGAGCGGATTTCGGTTGCTCGCATTGAGACGTCGGGCGTTGGGGTTGCCGATGCGATTGGCACGTTCTCGAACGCGATGACGCCAAGTGCGTTGGCGTCAAATGGTGTTCCATGGCCACCGCTGCATGGAAACTGTCGTTCGACGATCATCCCTATCTGATCTAGGATCTTCGGCATGGCCGGAGAACTCGCGTCGTTGGTTTCAAATCCCTTCTCACTTGCAACGCTCAACGATGGAATCACGCGTGCGGTCGCGCAGTCGTTCCGCGAAGACAAGTTCCGCCCGACGATGAGTGAGATTCGGCGCCGATTCAACATGTGCGTCGACATCTTCAAGATGTTGCACGCCAAGCCGTTCGAGTGGTCAGTCATTCGAATCGTCGATGAGATGGGGCATGGTTTGCGACACAAGCTCGACGGGATTCCATGGGATCCGACGAAGGCTCGCTCGCTCTATGTGCCGGGCCCGGGTGCCTACCAACGTTTCATGCGCTGAAGTGGCGCTGAGTGGCTCATGGCATGAGCCGAGGGAGATTCAACATGGCACTCGATTTGAATGGTTTGCAGGCATCCTTGGTGAAGCTTGCCAAGATGGATTCGACACCCGCACCGACGACGAAGACGCTCACAAAGGCCGAGTTCGACGCCTATCTCGATGAGCAACTCGGCAAGGCCGAGACCGACACCGACGAGGTTCGCATCGCGCGCGTCAAGGCATTGCGCGAGGTCGTCGCGACGGCGAAGGCATCGTTTGCGTTGGCCGAAAGTGCGACGTTCACGATCTACACCGACCCGTTGCAAGGCGCGCCGCCGACGACCAAGACCGTCGAGGCGCCCGCCAATCTTCCGGCGCTCGGCGATGGGAACGTTCAGTTCGATCCCTACGTGACGAAGAATGCCGACGTGATGAAGAACGTCGGCGCGATGATGGTTTCGATGTCGAAGCATCTCGCCGATGCGAAGAGCGTCACGCTTGTCGAGCTCGCCAAGAGCGAAGACGCCGTGACGAAGGCTTTGATCGAGAAGGCCGGGTCGGCATCGTCTCTTCTTCTCGCCGTCGCGATGGCGTTTGGCATCGATCCGAACGAAGCCGACCCCGACGAATATCACGCGTCGATCGCGTGGCAGGTCAAGGACATCATCGCGGCGGTTGAGCAGGCCGCGAAGGTCGAACAAGCGATGGCGGCGATGAACGCATCGTTCGGCGCGCTTGCTCAATCGACGTTCGTTCAAGCGAACATGGATGCACGCAAGAACGACGTGACGAAGAGCGATCGCGACCCATGGCAACGCGACATGACGATCGGCCTCACCCCGAAGGGTCGCGCAGTCGCCAAGACGACGGGCCTTCCGCCAAGCTGGGACACCGTCAACACCAAGTGAGGTCATCGTGAGAGTTCGCCGAAAGAAGAACGCCGACGTGCGTGTTCCGACTGAAGTCGTCGTGAAGGATTGCGGATTGATTCCCGCGGTTCTCACGGTCGATGCCGTCACGCACAACTGGATGCCAAAGGAAGGTTCCGGACTCACGCCGGAGCTCGAGCGCGACGTTCCCGCTGCATTCCGATTTTGGGAAGCCGCGTCGCGTGAGGATGCGTCGCAAACGCGTCGCGCTTTGGTCGAAAGCGGTCTCTTCAAATCGGCGAACTTGCTTTGCGTGAATGGGCAAACGCGTCGCATCGTGCACAAGATTTTCTTGCCCGATGAGGAAATCACGACGCCCGAAACCATGCTCGCCGCACCGTTGAGCGATGCTCAACTTGGCGCGTGTGTAGTCCCCGAAGCGCGTAGTGCGTATGAGGCGGGGACGTGTGAAATCACGAAGCTCGATTCGTTGGATGCGAAGTGGGTTGTCGCGTTCGTTGATTCGGCGGCATCGCGCGCTGAGCTCGCGAAGAGCAACGTCTCGATGTTCACGTTCGCGACGCGCCCGGGAATCCTCTTCGCAACGAATGGTTCGATCGCTCCGAATCCACATGTCGATGTGGTTGAAGTGCGGTCCGAGCAAGAGTTGGTGAAGCGAGCGACATCGCACGACATCCGGTTGATCAAATCATCTTCATCCGAAGAGCGATTCGTTCTCGGGATTGTTCTCGAGCCCGATGTCGTCGACTCGCAACAAGACACCTACAGCGCTGAAGAGGTTCGCAAAGCCGCGCACGCATTCATGGCCGACTTCGCGCAAGTTGGGTTGCAACACGCCGATGTCGTCACGGGGAAAGTGTCGATTCTCGAATCGTGGATTGCCCCCGTCGACTTCACGGTCGGTGAAGAGGTTGTGAAGGCGGGGACGTGGGTGATGGGCTATCGCGTCAAGGACGATGCGATTTGGGAGAAGGTCAAAAGTGGCGCGCTGACCGGCTTGTCGATTGGTGGGTCGGCGATTCGCACTCCGATCGTGTGAGCTCGTCTCATCGAGTAGACGACGCTTGTAGACGCCGCTTGCAGTAACCACGGGGCGCGCGCTAACTTCGACGAATAATGCGGTTTTGCCGATGACCACCGAGACAGACATCACGATTTATCGCCTCACCGACATGAAGGTTGAGGAGGTCTCGCTAGTCGACCGTGCGGCAAACAAACGCAAGTTTTTGATCGTGAAAGGTGCATCGAACATGTCTCAAGAAGTGAAGCCGGATGGCAAGGGTGGTCATGTGACGGAGCCGGTGAAGCTCAAGATCACCGCGACCGCGAAGAGCGAGATCGAGGGGCGTGTTGCTGAGTTGACGGCACTTTGTGCGAGCGTCACCAAGCATCTCGTTGACGTCGAGATCGTCGCCGACGCACCGGTTCCCGACGTGATTGCGAAAGCCGTCACCGAGCTCGACGCCGCGATCGCGAAGGGGCTCAAGCAGTTCACAAGGGATCGCCAAGCGAAGCTTCTCGAGGCGATGAAGACGCTCGGCGATGTCGTCAAAGAGGTCGTGTCTGACGAACCCGCACCGGAAGCGCCCGCGCCCGCTGCGCCCGCTGCGCCGGCGATCACCAAGACCGACATCGATGCCGTGCGTGATGAGATTCGCGCCGACATGGGCACGCTGGTTTCGACCGTGACGGCTGCGGTCGCGAAGCTCACCGATTCGGCAACGGCGCAAGCCGCGAAGATTGAGACGCTCGAGAAGAGCTCACGCGGCACGTCGAACGCCAACACCGACGCGTCGGCAACGCCGCCCGCGCCAAGTGGCGATTTCACTTGGCCGATTGATATGAATCGGCCTGATCTTGGGAAGCCAAGCAAGCGTTGATGTCGGTCACGGACTGAACCACCACCAATAGGCGGATTCGCATCCGCGATGCGACGAGGAGAGATTCACATGTCGAGTTCCAACCAAACGATTCTTCAGAAGGCCGACATTGCGTTGGCCGACATCACCTTGGGCAATGGCTTGCTTCAGCCCGCGCAGTCGGCGGCGTTCATCAAGCTCTTGATTCTTCAGAGCAAGGTGCTTGGCATGTCGACGGTCACGCCGTTGAAAGCACAGAAAGAGCAGATCAACAAGATCCGCTTCACGCAGCGTGTGCTTCGCAACGGTTCGGAAGGCGTCGCGCTTCCGGAAGCCGATCGCGCCAAGCCAGCATTCACGAACGTCGAGCACGACGTGAAGCTCTTCAAGGCCGAGGTTCGCATGACGAACGAGTTGCTCGAGGACAACCTCGAAGGCTCACGCTTCCGCGACACCATCATGACGATGATGTCCGAAGCGATGTCGCGCGACATGGAAGAAGTCGTTGTGCGCGGCGACACGGCGAGCAGCGATTCGTTCCTCGCGCAGTTCGACGGCATCTTGAAGAGCGCGGTCTCGAATCAGGTCAACGCTGGTGGCGCGACGACGAACAAGGGCATCTTCCGCGACATGCTCAAGACGATGCCGTCCGAGTGGCTTCGCGACAAGGGCATGCTCCGCTTCCTCACGTCGGTCGATTCCGAGATCGACTACCGCGATTCGCTTTCGGACCGCATGACGGTCACGGGTGATCGCGCTCTTGGTTCCGAGGGTGAGTCGGCGCCGGTCGGATACTCGGGAATCCCGGTCATCGACATCCCGCTCTTCCCCGAGAACTTGGGTGGTTCTTCGAACCAGACCAACATGCTTCTTCTCGATCCGAAGAACATCGACGTCGGCATTTGGCGCGACATCCGCATCGAGACCGACAAGGACATTTCCGAGGGCGTCGTGAAGATCGTCGCGACGATTCGCTTCGACGTGAAATAC